CGCGTATTACACGCGCAACTAGCTTTTAAAACCTTGGCTAGCGGCTCGTGGGGCGTCCCCTACCAATGCGAGGTAAAACCATGATTACAGGCACCAAATTAGTAATAGGCATAGTTACAGCCCTTTTAGGGTTTGCGGCCACTACAAGCGCTCTAAACGCGCCTAACAGCCAACCAGCAAGCACCCTGCCAAGCACCGTGTACGTGCCCTATTCCGTGCCGGCACCAACCACCACCGTAAACGTGGACAGCTGCACAATTGTTGGCACTTTGCTAGCGCTTGAGGGCCTACCAGTAGCCGAAATGGAAACAGCACTAAAGGTTGCTTACCGTGAGAGCCGTTGCACCCATGACGCTTTCAACCCAACCGACACCATGGGCGGTAGCGCTGGCTATTTCCAATTAAATTACTTTTGGTGCAAACCCTCAACGTACTGGCCTACTGGCTGGCTACAAGCTCAAGGCATTTTGGACGATTGCGCCCAACTATTTGACCCCGAAATTAACGTGCGAGCCGCCGTTGCCATTTGGCGTAACAGCGGTTGGCTACCATGGAAAACAGCAAACTAACCCGACACGAAAGACACCCGACATGAGCGAGCAATACCCTGAAATTGGCATTAGCGAAACAACGCGCAAAATGTTTACCATTTTGGACGAGCTAGTAAAACCCGCACACGTGGAAAGCAAACAGGCTCGGCACCTTTACCACCTAAAAGGCGAATTGCGGGCCTTACATACCGACATGATACGTATTGAAGACCCTCGAGCGTTTGTTATTGAGCTGGCAATAGAGGCGTTAGGCGGCGACGCGTGACCGACACTGGCACCATTAGCCAAGCCCAAAAGGATTACGCAAAGTTTATTGCCGCACAACGCAAAGAGTGTGCCAACACGTTTAACAGCGAGCGCAAACAATTCCGTGCAGGCCGCGAAGCAATAGGCGCGTTAGGTGAGATTGTATTTGCAGACCATTACCTATTGGAACACCCGGGCGTAACACTTTTGGGCAGCGCCGAACACAACGCTTTACTTGGCGACGTAGACATTTACCAAGTTAAAACAACCGATTGCGCCAACGACGTCGTAAGCCTCATTGTGCCCGGCGTAGAAATAGACCGCTACCCCAACAGCCCGTTTGTGCTTGTGCAGCTCTTACTACCCGATACATACAACTTGGTTGGCTGGCTATACGGCTGGCAAATAGCCGAGCTGGCTTGGCAACACGTCGAGCATGACGACAACAGCGGCGGTAGTTACTGGGTTAAAAGCTACAAACTATGGACAATGGCAGACCTACCAACCGCGTAATACCCGTGTGCTATAAATACAGACCCGACTAGAAAAGGACACCCGACATGGCGTTTAACATTGACAACTACGTAGACGTGCCAACCCGTTTAACGGAAGCACTAAAGAAATACCCCAACCTACGAATACAAGAAACCGACGCGCAAGTAGTTACAATGCCCGACGGCTCATGCTTTTACCGCTGCACCGTAACCGTGTACCGCGACGTTGACGACGCGCTACCAGCAATTGCTACAGCTGCCGAGCCATACCCGGGCAAAACCCCATACACAAAAAATAGCGAATTTATGGTAGGCATGACCAGCGCATTAGGCCGCGCACTTGGCTATATGGGTTTCGGCGTCAACAAAAGCATTGCTAGTAAAAACGAGGTGTTAGCCCGCCAAGAGGACGACGGCGACATAGTGCGCCCCGAGCGTACTCGAGCTATTGCCGGCTCTAAAGCGGTAGCCAATGACCAAGCACCGAGCGGCAACTTTGCCAGCGCTAAACAAATTAACTTTATTAAAGCCTTGGCTAAAGGCTTAGAGCTTGACGAGGGCGGCCTGCTACTAAAGCTGCACGAGTTGTTGGGCCGTAACGACGTGATATTAGAAACGCTTACCGCAAGCGACGCAACCAAGGTTATTGGGGCGTTGAAATGACCCGTTACAAGTCCAACTACAGCTACGCACAAGACTTACGCGACGTACGCCAACACAGCATGGAAATAGCCCGCAAGTTGGCTGCCGAGCAAGCGTTAGTTATGGAGTTAAACAACCGCATTGTTGAGCTGCAAGCCGAGGCAGACCGCCTACAGGACGAGCTTAATTTGGCGCATGAGGCTTTACGTCGAGCATTTAAGCCGCAATGAAACTTACGCCTAACTTGTTAAGTGAGCGAGAGTTTAAGAACTCGATTGTTGCGCTGGCCCGTGACCTTGGCTGGCTAGTGCACCATGACTTACCAAGCCAACGTGCTAACGGCAGTTGGGCTACAGCAACACAAGGCGACAGCGGCTTTCCTGACTTGGTGCTAGTGCACCCGGGCAACATGGTTACGGGGCTAAAGCCAATGGTTGTGTTTGCAGAGCTCAAAACACAACGAGGCAAGACAACAGCAAGCCAAGAGCAATGGTTAACAGCGTTACGCGCTTGTGGGCAAATGGCGTTTGTATGGCGTCCTGCACAAATGCAAGAGATACAACAGCTACTATTCGGAACCTTTAGCCACCCATCTAGTTAGACAATCGGCAAGCACCAAGACCTAAGCCCGTCGCACGGCAGTTGGTAACACACGGCAACGTGGGTAGAGCGCCACGCCCTTAAACAGGTGACGTGACGCGGCGGCCTATAAACATAATTAGGCGTAATGCAAGGTAGACGGATTGAGGCAGCCCGTCGGGTAGAGCATTACTGCATTAGGCTTTAATCGCTCGAGCATTGACATACCGATAACAAACCAACACAACCGAGGTAAACCCGACATGAGCAGCTACCAGCATGACCGAGAGCAAGGCGCTTGCGCCGCGCTAGCACAAGCCGTAGGCGCGTGAGCAATGGCTACAACAAACAACAGTAAGCAACGCAACCAAAAAGAATTTAAACACAACCGTTTAAAAGTGCTCGACAACGGCAACGCCGTGTGCCATTGGTGCGGAGTAAACCAAGCAACCGAGGCAGACCACCTCGAGCCGAGCGACGCCGGTGGAAGCAACGACATTTCTAATTTAGTGCCGGCTTGCAAACCGTGTAACGCTCGACGAGGCCAACAATACGCACAACAAAAACAACGCGCTAAAACCCTTACACCACAAGGATTTGCGGAGCCCGTTTTTTTACAAACGCAAGCGAAGCCCCCGCAAGCTCTAATTCCTATATTTTTTGGAAACCAGCCGCAACCAGCTCTAACCGGCCGCTATCAACCGAGACTAGAAACGACTACGCACGTTGGCAGCCAATCACGCGCAACCGAAATTGGGGAGTTTGCGGAGAGGGTGCTTGGGCTACCGCTTATGGCTTGGCAGCTGCATTGCTTGGAGGGTTTAACCGCTTTTGACGACGTGGGCAAATGGTTACACCGTGTTGGCCTCGTATCGGTGGCTAGACAGAATGGTAAGTCAATGTTGTCTAGTGCCGTAATAGGGCATTGGCTTACTAAAGAGGCAGAGCACCGAGGCCAGCCGCAAACGGTAATTAGCGTTAGCCATAAGTTGGATTTAACCGCCGCGCAATTTAGTTACTTAGCGCCAATTATGGAGGCCAAATTTGGGGCCGAGGTTTCGTGGTCATACGGCCGCCAAAAGTTGACAATGCCTAATGGCAGCGTGTGGCATATTCGAGCAGCTACCCCGGCAGCGGGTCACGGTTACAGCGCCGACTTAATTACAGCCGACGAGGTTTGGCAGATATCTGAGGCCGCTATTGACGACGGTTTACTACCGTCTCAACGTGCACGTAAAAACCCGTTGTGTTTACTTGTGAGCACCGCGGGTACGCAAGAGTCCACCGCGCTATTGCGTTGGCGTGACCAAGGGTTAAGGGCAATAGATAGCGGCAAACAAACTACGTTGTACTTTGCCGAATTTAGCCCAAGCCCGCAATTAGACCCAATGACGCCCGAGGCATGGGAGTACGCCAACCCCGCACTTGCTGGCGGCCTCATTGACCTAGACGTAATTGAGGGCGAAGCGTTAGGCCCTAACCGTTCGGCGTTTTTACGCGCGTCTGTAAACCTTTGGCAGGCCGTAACAACAGGCTGGCTAGAAACGGGCGTCTTTGACGCTTGCAAAACCGATACCCCGCCACCCCCCGGCGGAGTGTTGGCTATTGAAAGCTCAACGGACGAGGCCCGCTATACCGCCGTCCGAGCCGTACAGGTTGGCAACAAAACACACGTAACCGTGGCGTTTACCGCTAACAGCGTTGCCGAAATGTGGCGGCTAGTTGACCTAGAAATAGAAAACAACTTGGGGCTACGGCTAGCAATAATCCCCGCGCTAGACGTAAGTTGCCCGCCAGCGCTCGAGCGTCGCCGCACCATAGTTGGCTATCGTGAGCTACTGAAATGGACAGCCGCGGTGCGCTCAATGATTATAGAAAACCGTTTACAGCACAACGGCGAGCTACTACTAACACAACACGTTGAGCGGGCCGTACTTATTAAACACAACGGAAGCGTTGCTTTATCCTCAACACGAAGCCCGGGCCCCATTGAGGCGGCGCGGTGCATGGTGTGGGCCGCGGCCATGGCAAGCCGCCCGCAACTTGTCGGTAAACCAATGATTATGGGCGCTAACCGCTAAAGTTTGTTCGGCGCTCGCTGGCCTTGCTTTCCGTCGGGGATTGCTCGCCGCCAGCGAGTGCCACCAATCCGCGCCTAAATATGGCACACTAAACGCATGGCTATTTTTACGCGCAAACCTGAACCAGCAACCGTTGTTAAAGCCGCTGCCGGTAGCAACGCTGGCGCGTCACAAATTGGCAACTTTTTTGCGTACACC